GCGGAGGCGTTGGGCTTCGGCAGCTACTATTTCCTGGCCTATGTTCAGTGTCGCCCACGCTTGAGCCATATCGTCGCCCACGCATTTCTCTTTCTTCACGGCAAATATACTCGCCACCGCCTCCACCGCCTCGGCCTGTTTGCGGAGGATGAAAGCAGAGTTCAGAGAATCAATCCGCTTTTGAGTTGCTGCGCTTTCCAGCTCCGCAACCCGCGCATCACAATCTGCGAGCTTTTGCTGCACCGGCGCCAGGTACCCAGCCAAAAGCAGTTTCTGGTCTTCATTTAGCGGCGATCCAGCCCGACTCATGCAGTCTGCAATGTCGCGGTGGAGCTTTGTGTAATCACTCATTGCCTTTGCCCTCCTGCTTCGGTGGTTGTGGGCGCTTGAGGCCGGTAGGCATCCAGTGAGATAGGTTCATGTGACCGTTCTCGTAGTCACCTTTCAGGTCTCGCCAAAGTGCGTGGAAGATGTCGCTATCTTCGATATCGTAAATCCACACCCAACAATCTTCCTCAGTCGGCAACCGCTCATCGCACCGAACCCACCCATCAGCCTGGGGCGTGGTGGGAGTGGCAGGCGCGAACCGCAACAACTCC